ATGGATAGCTTACCCGAAACGCTACGCGATGATTTAGAACGCGCTCTAGCCTTACAGAACACCCTTTTAGATAGAGCGACAGGCAAGGGCGATGATGAGTTTGCTTATAAACAACTTCGCCATTACTTCATTAACTTGACCTCCATTTCTGACCTCCTTCCCCAATTCATTCGGACATGCCGATCACTTAGCCAGTTTTGGCAACATATAAAAAAAATAGAAGGCTATGCCCAAAGACGGGAGGCGATATGGGCTGAGTTTCAGCCTCTTTTAGATCATCTAGAAGAAAAAAACACATTTCCTGCCGATACATTTATTACTGAAGGACTGAGAAGCTATGATGAAGCAGGGGTGAATGAAGCATGGTCTAAAGCATTAGACAGGCGACTAACAGATCCGGAAGGCGCTATTACCTCATCACGGACATTATTAGAGACTGTATGTAAACATATTCTGGATGATATTAACGTTTCATATGACAGAAATTTTGATATGAGTGAACTGTACAAACTCGTAGCAAAAGAGCTAAAACTTGCTCCAGACCAGCATTCAGAACAAATATTTAAACAAATTCTTAAAGGTTGTTCTTCTGTAGTTAATGGACTAGGAACTTTGCGAAATAGATTTGGAGATTCTCATGGGCAGGGTAAGAAACCAGTTAAGCCATCTGATCGCCATGCGCTTTTAGCTGTGAATCTAGCTGGTAGCGTTTCTATTTTCTTAATCCAAACATGGAACAACATGAGAAAAAATTAAAAAGTTAAATTGGGAGGCCGGTCAAGCCGGCCATCCACATGAAGTCACTCAAATAGATCCTTAACAAATCGACCTTCTTTATCTAAGTTATCATTCTGCCAACCTTTATTAATTCGATGCACAGAAGGAATAAATTTCCAAATGCGAAGTTTATGGGCAAAATGATTTGTCGAATCACCACTAATACCAGTTGATTCGAACCAATTAAAGGCTTTAGACCCTCTTGTTTGTGCATCAATATATTTTATCGTTTCGTAGATATACTTAGCCATTTCTAATTTTAACTTTTGCTTGGCAGTCATTCCCCTTTTTCCATTTGGCCTACGCAAATGGAATTTATTACCATAGTATCCAGCAGCCCCCATCATGAGATCGCACACCTGCAAGCGAATAGAATTTGCACTATTTTCATATGTAACGTTGAGCGTGATGTCAGGTCGACTCCACATTCTTGGCAAATTTTCAAGAAAATCTTTCAGCCTAGTTTTATGCTTTTCGCTTGAATGCCCATCAAGTCTGACAAGAATACTGCTGCCGTTGGCGTCTACAGGAATATGTTTACAACCAAACATATTTTTTATGTATTGATAATAAAGCTTGAATTGTATATCCAGTTCGGTTTCGTCAGGTTCAGCATCATGATGATAAGCTCTGTCACGAAACATCTGACGATATTTAATATCATGATTTAAAATATGAAACTTTAAACAGTCAATTAATTCTTTATAATAGTCTTTATTTTTTAAAGACACATTCGACCATTTGACCTCTTGGGTTATGTTGTGTCTCAATTTAATTTTCGTAAGGGCTGTCTGTAATCTATCAACATCAGACTCAGATCCTAAAATCCCACCAAAAAAGCAATGATACCGGTTTGGGGGGGGAGTGCTGTGAGTCCAAGCTTCATCTGCAAATATCTGATATTTGGCCACTTTTTTCTCCAAAAAAAAACCCTGCCTCCTTAAGAACGCCGCATGTCGTACAACATGAAGCTCGGGAGTCAGGGTTCTTGTACCTATACTAGACGTTAATACTACGGAAGTCTAGCAAATCTTATTGGCCTGATTCGCCTGTTAGCAATGATACTAACGTCAAAAAAAGAGTTAATCTACCGTTTCGTATCGACATCTTTCGCTGCATCTCATCACTAGATGCCAATAAATCTCGAGAGTCTTTCCTTATGCTGATGACTCATATCAAAGGCAAAATCCTCATGCTCAGACTGGAAAGTACCGAACGCCATCAACGCTGATACCGCCGGGTCGATCTTGTTAGCGGATTTCTTCTTGTTAGGCTTGATATTGGCGTTGGCGTCGGACTCCATCACCACGTTACCCATTGCCCAGGACAGAACAGGATCGCCACGATGACGCACAACCCTGCGGTTGACGAATACCTCAAAGGATTTCGCGACCGGGCTGAACCTGAGATAGGTTTGCGCGAACGGCTCCACATCGAGACCGGCTCCCTGAAGCTGAGTGCGCAGATGTGTGGCGTTCCAGGTATCGAAGCCCACCAGCCTGATATTGAAGATTTCAGCGTCGCGCAGGATATCGTCACGAATGCGGTCATAGTCGATACAGTCGCCGGGTGTGGTGCGTATCCAGCCCGCTTTCACCCACTGGCGGTAGATAGCGCGATTTTTGTTGGCGACGTTAAGCAACTGCGCTTCCGGCAGATAATGGCGGGTCAGCAGGCGGATCTCCCTGTCGAACGGGAAAGCGTAGCTCACGCTGGTGATATCGCTGGTTGAGGACAGGTCAAATCCTGCGTAGCACTCCATACCTGCAAGATCTTCTTCGGTATAGTCGAGCGCACAGGCGTCCCATGCACCGGCCCCCATCCACGGAGTTGAGCCCTGACACCAGATATTGAAACGCTTGGTCAGCATCTCCACCCACTGCGACGGTATGCCCCGCGCTTTCTGGATGGTGGATTCCAGCTTCGCCGCGTCAACGGAAACATGAAGATTGGGGTTAGCCTTGATCCACATTCCCGGCTGCTCAACCTCGCTTTCGTCGTCCAGCTCGTAGATCAGGACAAACAGCGAGTCGTTGCTCTCTTCCCCGGCCAGAATCTGGCAACAGTAGTCATAATGCTGCTTACAGGCCGAGACAACATTACTCCCGGCGGTCGTGATGGCGAACAAAATCGCCTCCGGACGGGCCCCCATGCCCAGCTCAAGCGCGGAATAAACGCCGTTATCCGGGTGAAGGTGGTACTCATCGACAATCGCCAGGCTGGGGTTAGTCCCTTCAATTGTGGCCGCTTTTGCCGCCAGCGGCTTCAACAGGCTGTTGCTCTTTGGGTAAATGACCTTGTGCGCCTGAATACTGACGCGCTTTTTCAGCGGCTTTGAGAGCAGGCACATCTGACGGGCATCGTCGAACACAATACGGGCCTGATCCCGGCTCACCGCCGCCGTGTAGATATCCTGCTGGCCCTTTTCCATTACCAGAAACCAGTTAGCCAGCATGGCGGCGATGGTGGATTTGGCGTTCTTGCGCGGCACCTCAATAAAGGCGCTGCTGTACTTCCGGCGGCCTGACTCTCTGTCTTTAAAGCCCAGCAGGTTAGCAAAGGCAAATTGTTGCCACGGCTCCAGCTCAATAGGCTGGCCGCGCAGCGGTCCTTTAACATGAGGACAGAGCCGGGAGAACGCAATAAACCGCTCGACGGTCGCCGTATCGAACTCATAACGGGGATCATTCAGGTCTGAAAAGTACCTTTCCACGGCCTGTTTTACGCGCTTACAGGCCGGAATTTCGCCCGTTTTGATCGCGTTTGCGTACTCATCCCAGACGGTCAAGCTCGTCTTCCTCTTCCGTTTCTACAGGGTTACGACGGCGGCTTACCGGATCAAAGCCCAGCAGCGACGACATTTTAATCATGATTTTTTCAGCATCGGCCTTTGCACTCAGCGCCGGATTCCGGCTCTCGCCGCCCTGGCTATTAACAATGCTGAACCCACGGCTGGCAAGGTCTTCCACGGCTTTGCGGTACAACGAATAATTGACGCAAAAAAGCTCAAGGTTATTCCAGTCGGCGGGAGTCAGATCCCCGCGCTCCGCCAGTTGCTTCGCCTTTGCTTTCCACTGCTGCGCGGCTAGCTCATCAAGGTAAGCTGGCGGTTTTGGTGGTCTTGCCATAAAAATTTCTCGTTTCCATCGCGTTTTATTTTCAAAAAAATTACCGAGCGCAAAAATTTGAGGGGGCAGGTGGTTCCTCGCTGAGAGGGGTTTGTCCTGAAAACCTCCCCCACCCCGTCCATTCGGCCTGTCAGCGGTTGCGAAAGCATTCCATAAGCTCCCGGTCACGCGGGCTCATGCGCTTTGCTATGCGCTCTCTGTCTGGCTGGTTGCCATGACTCACGCTGCTTTATCAGCCCACTAATCACCCGCTGCTGTTCCTGCTCAGTCATTGTTTGCCTCATAGATCCAGTCGGTGCGATGACGTGCTGCTTCTTCCTGCTCACGGAACTTACCGTCTTTACGCTGCTGCTTCGTCACCGGGTCTGTTGTGGTTGTCTTCCGTCCATGACAGGCAGCGCATAACGACTGGTGATTACTGGCGGGCCAGAACAGCACATCGGCTTCACCCTCGATAGGGATGATGTGATCGACGATAGTTGCCGATGTATAGACGTCAGCCTTAAGACAATGGACACACAGCGGATTAGCTTTCAGAAAATGACGACGGTATTCGCCCCAGCGGTTGGAGTAACCACGCTCTGTTCGCGTACCTCTTCGGCTGTCGCTTTGTCGGCGGGCATCCCGCTTATGCTCGTCACACTTGCCAGACTTCACCCGTTTATTACATCCCGGCTCAGTGCATCGGCGTAGTGGTTGCCACGGCATCAGTACACCCCCACATCACGATAGACAGACCACAACGCAGAGACAGCCATCGGTATCTCTTTGGCGTCAGTATCACCAATCATCGTGCGGTACTCGTACAGCTGAGATACGTACATCAGACAGCCAATCTTGATAGCTGGCGTAAACTCCAGCCCGTTATCAAACCGCTTGCCGATATGCTTCTGGCAAACCTCCAGCGCCGCATCGATGTACGCCTGTATCAGCGTGTCTTCATAATCATCATCAATACGGCAATGCAGCTTTGCTTCTTCCAGACCAATTAAATCATTCATTGAAAATGCCTCCCTTGCACAGCAGCTCAAGCCGGGTGTGATCCACATCAGGAATGACGGCCACAATGCCGTAAACCTGCCCCCGAACATTTGGCGAGCGGTACAAAATGCGGTTTGCGGTGGTGATATCGTCGCGGTAGCGCGTCCAGATTCGTACAGTGGCTTCGGAGTAGAGCGCCCCGGAAGACATACGCTCACGCCCACTTATAGCGCGGATTTCAGCCCAGACGGTGGCAAGGTCAGACCACACAGAGATAACCTGCCCCATCTGATCACGGTGAGATTCTGACTTCTGAAAAGTGACGCGGCGTTTCATCTTTCCGGCTCTCATTCGTCACCGTCCTTGTTGTCCTTACTGACCTTCACTTCCTGCTTCCATGCCTGACTGTATTCGTCGCCACCTTCGCGCGGTGGCATCCCTTCGCGTTCGCGGGCTTCGTTCGGGTTCATGATCCCGTTCTTGATACCGCGCTCATAAGTGGCGTAACGTTCGGTTGGAGTGGCTCGAAGAAGATCGGCAGAGTCGAACTCCACCTGATAACGGATTCCGGGTACAGGCGATGCCACCAGCAACGCGGATTTAATCTGCTGCTCAAAGTTCGCCAGCCACGGGCGCATTGTCATGGTAAGAAAGGCGCGGCTCGCCTCACTAAAATTGCTGTAGGTGCTGTTGCTGTATTCCTGCAGGAAGATGGGAGAAACGTTAAACATGCGGGCAATATCTTCAATGGTGAAGCGACGGGAGGCCAGCCACTCAGCATCCTGATTGCTCATGCCAAGCTGCTTATAGTCCATGCCACCTTCAAGGATCGGCGTTTTCCCGGCGTTTCTGGCACCTTTGTAGCGTTCCAGTGCGTCCAGAGCTTGTTTGCCCTTTAAGCTGTCGAGCCATTCAGCAGTAGTGACCACGCCAGCCGCCATCATGCCATCTTTCATAATGCTGGCACCGTGGCGCTGCTGAGCGAGGCCCAGCCCCAACGCCTCACGGCAGACGGTGATCGGCGAACGCCCCAGAAAGCCATCGTCGGTGGAGTAACGCAGGTGCAGCATCTCTTCCTGCAAGTAGGTGCGCACAGCCCCCGTAAACGGTTCAGTAACGGTGTATTTGTACTTATGCTGGCCGATACGTTCGGGAACAACCGCCCCCGGCGCATACGGATGCAGGGATTGCGGCTGGCCGTCACGGCCCCACTGGATCACCGCATAGGCGTTACCATTCAGCAGGCAGTGGCGCATCATCGTGCGTTTAAACTGGTAAGGCGTCTGGCAGTCGTTAGGCTGTTCGTTCAGGAGAAAATCCACCGGGTGATTGCTCAGCCACTCCCGCGCCTCTCGTCCTTTATCATTTCGTACCCGATAGAGGTAACAGGGCATTGTCGCCACAGCTTCACTGATAACGGAAACAGCATTCATCACCGCCGGCAGAGATTCCGCAGTACCCGCAGACACGTACTCGCCTGATCCGGTATTTGGAATCCCTGCCATCGCCAGAAACTCATCAATGGTCATGCTGCGCTGCTCGGAGGGTTCAGACTTACGGCCAAACGGCCAGATATTCCACATATCAAAGCCCCGCTAACTCAGCCCAGCGGCGACGGTTATCGCCAGCGCGACGCAGTTCAGGATGTTGGGAGAAAAGCGAACGGTGCGCGATTTCCACGCCAGATTCAGGATAAGCAGGCATAGACGTAACTGTAATTTCCCGCAGTTCAGCGGCGGTCACAGTGCGCAGGTATGGAGACTGGCCGATATCCCACGCCTCTTTCAGCGCACGGAAACCAAAACTCATGCCGGAAATATCTCCACGTTCCACCAGCTCCAGCACATCATTCCCAAGCTGGGTATTCGGTGGAGTAAGTTCGAAGCGCAGCCCGGTATCGTCCTCAGACAGCACCAGCGTGCCAGATTTAGTGCGCCCCAGCAGTTGGGTATAGTTATGCTCATACAGCGCACGCACATCACTACCGGATGCCAGGCTATCTTTAAACGCCCCCGGCGCGAACTGCTCACGAAATTCATCCCAGATAACTTCTGACAGGCTGTTCCAGCGCACCGCATAGCCCACCAGCTTTTTGTTGCTGGCGCTTAGTTCAGAGGTTCGGATTTCAAAATCAATTGTTTTCATTATTGGACTCCACAGAGGGCAGAAAGGGGCCGAAGCCCCTCACACGTCGAATCAGGAACCAGCAAGCTCCAGAATCTTGATGGCATTGGAGTCCACCACACCACCGCCCAGGTATTTATCGGTGTGCACCTTGTAGAAACCAGGTTCGGTGATGTTGTCGGGGCGGGTACGCACGCCAGTAGTGTGATCCACGATGAAGTAACCGCGCTTAAAGTCGCCGACCGCCAGGAACGCTTCACCCGCAGCCGCATCAGGCATCGTTTCCAGATACTGAACCGGACGGCCAAGGAGGGTATCAGGGGAATCAGCAACCAGACGATCGCGCCAGATATAATCACCGTTGCCGTTTTTCAGCTTTTGCAACGTAGCGGCGGTGTTGGAGTTCATCACCCATACGGCATTTTTGCGGTATTTGGCTTTCAGCTTGTACAGCAGGTCGATCAGACCATCAGAGGAAACGGCAGCAGCCTCCATCTTCTCCAGCGTGCCGAACGGACGGGTTTTATCGCTGATGGCCGCACGCGGATAGGACAGGAACCCTTTGGATTTTTTATCACCGTCGCCGTTTACAAAGTCGGTTTCTTCGGTAGCAGTGAAGGTGTCGGTGATTTCGGAAGACAGCCAACCCAGAATATCAACTTCGGAGAAGTCGAGAATTTCCTGAGTGGTTTTCGGGTAGGCGTAGATCGGGTTGAGTTTGATATCAACGCGCTCCATCTTCGATGTGCTGGTTTCGGTACGCGCTTCGCCTTCGGTGCCGCGCTTAACGGTAGTGCCACTCACTGACACCAGCTTCTGGTATTCGTTGGTTTTAGTGGTCTTCACCGTGGCGATGGAGCGCATAACGCTGTCATCCTGCAACTGGCGCATGATCTCTTTGTCCAGCTCAGGGATAACGGTATATCCTCCATCAGCCTGCACCAGCGTGGAGAGTGAGCGGGTATCGCCGGTCATGATGTAGTGGCGCAGTTCATCGTTGCTTACTGGCTCACCTTCAACGGAAGTACCAGGCATATTGCGCTGATCGTCGGCGACTGCTTCAAGACGGGTGATTTCAACTTCAAGCGCATCAGCATGGTCGCGGAGTTCGTCGAACTTTTTGCCCTCTTCTTCGTTAAGGCTGCGCTTTTCGGTGTCGGCTTTGTCCAGCATGGAACGCATCTGGGTTTTGAGAGCGGCTTTCTGCTGGCGTAATTCGAGTAATTTCTTCATGGAGTGGTTTCCGTAACAATTAATGTTAAGACGTGAAACCAACACTTAAAGGGATGGCCGTTTAACCTTTTTCGGACTCTCTCCGGCTGTCTCGCACAGCTTGGTTAAACGGCCTGTGGCGGCTCACGTCTGAGTGCCACCCTTCAAGATATACATAAAAATTTTAATTAATACCCCTACTTGAGCAAGAGGTAATATGAGGTAGAATCAGGTATATGATTTTTACAATTACTTTCAATTCATACAGGTGCCTGAATGCAAGTATATAAAGAAATTCTTGAATCCTTACAAAAGATGACTAATGTACGTTTAAATATTGCAATCCTTCTAACTTGCTTATTTTTAATTTTCATTTCACCTAATGAT